AAGCTGATCGCAGATAGTCTCGATTTACCGCAGCGACGACCAGCAACAATTACCTTGAATCGGCTTTGGTCTTTGTAGACCTCCTGCTGCCAAGGCAACAACTCAAAATCAAGCTTCATCTACGTCCACCACTTCATCAACATAATCAGAAGCAGTTTCTATTTTAGCTTCACCAATACCAGTGATGTTAATCTGAATGGCATTGCGTTGACCCTTAGCGTCTTTCTCAAACATGGACAATGGTAGGATTCTATCCATCGCCATCTTCAGTGCAGCCATCTGTCCGGGATGGTCATCATTTTGACCTATCTGGATAATCTTCTCGATGACAGCACTACCTGAAGTACCTAAGAGTCTTTGCTTAAATTCTGCTAACCGCCCTGTATCGTTTTTAGGACGACCCATTGGTAGTTTAGCTTTCTTCAAATCCTCTTTACGAGGACGACCCATCTTAGCTTTCTTTTTTACGACAAGTTCTGTCAATTTGTTCTCTCAGGTTATTGTCTTTTTTAGACAGCCCTACTATACTTTAAAGTTAACTTATAGGAGTATTTCTTTATTAGTTGTTTTACTTAAGTTGTTTTAACTTAGTTAGTTATAACAATATAAGATAAAACACCCTTAGTGTTTTTCGTCTAAGTAAAACATCCTTAGTGTTTTAACTGACAAGATTCTCCTTAGATACTATTATAACACTTCTTTGTCTCTTTGTCAATACCTTTGTAGGATTTATTTTAGTACTCTGGTGTTGTCATAGCCCCTTCGGGGAGCACACCTAGGACATCTTTGTTAGCCCTTCGGGTGAGCATCTCCGACAACCACTTATACAATACTTCTTTTTATTGACGTTTCATGCACTTTATAGCTTTATGTCTTTGATTACATTGGAGATTCTTCTGAGTGACTACAGTGCCTACTTTTTAGGCATTATTGGTACTTTAGTTCTTTTTTCTTTTTAAGAATCTCTGTGGGTTCCGTTAAAGAATTCTTAAACGTTCACCCATGCCCCCCTATCAAGGTTAGTGAGTGTTCACTTCGGAGCTATGTTAGTGAGTACTTACTCCAAAGGCTCACCGAATGAGCGTATGAGTCTAAAAAGGATCCTATACAGTAATCTATACAGTACTGTATAAACATACAGGGGACAATAAAGTTAGTACGTACTCACAAGATCCTCAGTAACTTCAAAGAATCATGGGTTTAATATGACAATCAAATCTAAGCCTGTTTATAGGCTCTCTGAGCTGTTTAGATCTTAGATGGGGCTTAGGCTTATTCCTCCTGAGATCTCTAGTAACTCAATAAGTATAAGGCTCTCAGGGTGATAGATTTTGTTAATCAATGCGATAGTTAAATACAATTGAAAAATACGTTGAAATATCCGTATTTAGTATTGACAGGTAAAAAGGCTATCTATATTGTGGATAGTAAGTAGTACAGATAAACAACTAAAGGAGCACAGAGATGACTACAGCATTAGAACTAGCGAATCCACTAAGGCAAGCTTTAAAGGCTTTAGAGTTTGAAATAGCAGACTTGAAAAGGAATAGAAGGGGCTTAGCTCCGTTTGAGTTAGATCATATTCAGCAAGAATTAAATTTAAGAACTAAAGCAAGATGGGAATTAACAGAGTATTTAAAAACTAATGGTTTAACAGTTTAACTAAAGGAATAAGAAAATGAGCCGATTAACAATTATTGATCTTAATAAGATGTCAGAAGACGGACGCAATTATTACCTTCAGGATCTTCTCTTAGACCTTGCAGAAGGTTTAAAAGATCTCGCCGGAGAGAAGCCTAGGTATGATTACATAAAGCATTTAATAGACCATGCAGAACAAGCTAGCAAGGATTTAAAAGACTGGAGGATTTCGTGATTTATTTAGATAAATATTTAACAGTAGAGAATGCTCAGGAATATGCAAGCCTTACCGATAAGATTGCATTCTGTTCTGATATTACGGGCTTAAGTGTAAGCTCTAGAAGATTAGAAGAGTTTGAAAACAATCTCGAATTACTTGCAATTAAACTTGGATTTATGAATGGAGCAAAAAATGATTAAGTTTTTACAAGGATGTCTATTAGGTTTGCTATGCTTTACCATACCCTTATTAATTTATGTCTATCGCACCGGAGGATTTTAAAATGATCAAACTATCAAAAACTTCAAAGCTGGATGGGATTCTCTCATGGAGCCTTCAGGCTCTAGACACCTGCCAAGGCTCTATCGGCTCAGATGGTGAGCTTGTACCGGCTTGCTCAGGGTGTTATGCGACAACGGGTAATTATAGATTCTCGAATGTCAAAGCACCAAGGGAGCACAATAAAGAAGACTGGAAAAGATCCGAATGGGTTAGTGACATGGTGAAAGGCTTAGACTCTAGCCGTTACTTTAGATGGCTAGACTCAGGGGATCTCTATAGCGTTGAGTTAGCTCAGAAGGTGCTAGACGTTATGACGTTAACTCCTTGGTGCAATCACTGGCTCCCTACTAGAATGCATAAATTCAAAAAATACTTACCTATATTTGAAGCTATGCAAAAATTGCCTAATGTCGTCGTCCGTTATTCTAGCGATAGCGTAACAGGTGAGACAATCGAAGGCTTAACAACGTCCACTATTTTTAGTGACGTATTGCCAAAGGGTGCTAAGGAGTGCGAAGCCTATAAGCATGAAGGAAAGTGTAACGGGTGCAGGGCTTGCTATGATAAGGACGTCTCTATCATTGCGTATAAGGCTCATGGGGTAAAGATGGCTAAGGTGATTAAAATTTTAGTAGCTAAACAATAAAAGGAGAATTACAAAATGGAAAACACAATTACAAGGGAGAAAATTTTACAGTCAATTATCGACAATGATAATTTTGTGAATAGGATCTTATCCAGTAACGGGAAAATATTTAGCGTTGAGTTTATTAAAAAAGATGGATCACGTCGTCTTATGAATTGTCGTCTAGGGGTTACTAAGCACCTAAAAGGAGGATCCAGTACGCTAGATCCTGATCGATTCATTACAGTTTATGATCTCCAGTCTAAGGGCTATCGTGCTATCGATAAGAAAACAATTATTAACGTCAAAGGGGTTTAATCATGAGTGAACTATTTCCGGTGATTGAGATCACCTATAACAATAGAAGACCATCTAAAGCCGTTATTATGCGAACAATAGCGGAGTACTTAAAGCAAGGAGGAAAGGCTTTTACTATCTCATGGGGTGAGAATTGGATAGATCTTACTTACCATGATAAATATCATTCATGGTATGGCAACGGATGGATCAAGTCTATAGGAGGTGACGATATAGCCAAGGAGTTAAACTCCATCCGAAAACAGGCTATAGAAGAGATTAAAACCCTTAATTTATGGAATACTTAGGAGGATAGACAATGAAGCTTATTATTGAAATAAACTTAGACAATGAAGCTTATGACAATCTAGGATGGGAGCTAGGGGAAAATCTAGAGTATGTCATCAGTAGAATAGGGCAGGGCACTAAGGATAGTACTATTTATGACACTAACGGCAATAAAACCGGATACTGGAGGATAGACAATGAGCACAATTAAACACTTAAAACGTTGTGCCGATATTCTATGGAATACTTATGACGATGAGATAAAGGAGGAGCGAGATTGGTTTTTTGCACTTAGACGATGGGAGATTAACTTTACCCTAGACGATGATTGTGAGAGTGTTATTGCTTATCGTCGCAACGGGTGCAATACAGACTGGAGCGATTACGTCATATTGTCGCAACGTGTAAGAAAATGGGAGAATGTCATATGAATAAAGCATGCAAATGCGATCCGTATTACACTTGTAAAGCTTGCCGAAGGGTTGATATATATACTTATGATCAAATTGGCACTATGATGGGGATCAGCCATCAAGCCGTTTGTGAGATTGAAAAAAGAGCTATTAAAAAGCTTAGGAATAATTTATACTTACTTGGTTACAATTCACTGGAGGAATTATTATGACTATGAGCATGCATGATAGATATTATGAGCCGGAGGACGGAGAAGACTATGAAGAGATGGATCAATGGATGGAGGACTGGATCAAGTTTGAGAGCCGAGAAGGCGGTTATATAGATCCTATGGAGGAGCGTAACTTCGGAGAAGCTGTAGGCGAGCTAGGTCTAAGGGATGATATAGGATCATGGGACGATTGCACCGAAGCAGAAAAAGCACAAATAACCGAATATTGGCTTGAGATGGGTCAAAAATTCGCAGAAGAAGCCTATTATGAACGTAACGATTAAGGATTTCACATTATGAAATATGAGCACAATTACTATGTCAATGGTTTTCCCTTTGATTGCTATAACGAAGCCCGTCAATACGCAGATTTTCTACTAACGTGGAAAAAGGTTTATAAGTGTGTTTTCACTAAAGCGGAGATGCAAGCTATGAAGGAGGAGGACGTCAAAGCCTACTTTGACTTCAAGAAAATACAGGGCTTAGGAGGAGATGAAGAGCAAAGTGAAGGCTAGGTATCAACTGGTAGTAGAAAACGGCTAAAAAGCCCCTTAAAATCGATTTAAAAGGATTCTATATATGAGATGCTATTGTTGCAATAAAGCGTTGTCCGATTACGAAGCGACACGCAAAAGTGTATCAACTGGCGATTTTCTAGATATGTGCAATAAGTGTTATGGCTCTATTTCTAGTGAAGTGTTAGCCGTTGAGCGAACAGACCTACGTCATGAGGACGAAGATGATGAATTTCACAATGTGGAAAAAGAGGACTATTTTACATCGTGGAACGAAAACCCTTTAACAGACTAAGATTTTGCACTATAATACTATGAAGTAAGACACTAAGGATGTTTTTCTTATATGTATAAAAAACTCAATTATTTATACATATATGTCTTAACTTATAAGTATAGTAGGGCTTCACTAAAAACGGAGAACAACACTATGAACGAAGACCGCTTCACGTCACAAAATGCTTGGTATCACTTTACTTTAGATGATATTGAGCTTGCAGTTGCCCTATATGGTATTGATGTCGTTATGACTGACATCTATGACCGAATCGAATTGCGTAGGAAGGATAGACAATCAAATGAATGACGAAAAATACGTACTGGTATGCGAGAGCTGTGCTAAGGATATTGGCATCACTCCGGAGGAGCTAAGCACCGCTATCATGCTGCCGAAGCCACTAACGGACGATGAGATGACAGACTTTATTACAACATTGCCCGTAGTGTCTAAACCTGATGATCTAATAGGGTTTTTTAGAGCACTAGAAAAGATGCACGGGATCCTATGACGAGCCAGTTTATAAAACATATTCCATGCACCAAGTGTGGCTCTAGTGATGGTAATTCACTCTATGACGACAATCATGAATACTGTCACGTATGTCAAACCTATATCACCGGTGATGGATCCGAAGGATCTACTCTAACGAAAACAAAACCTATGAGAAATTTTACTAATTATGACAATCTTACTAGCAGTGCTATCAGCGATCGTTCTATTACTTACAATACTGCGTTAGCCTACGGAGTAAAGCAAGATGACACAAAGCATTATTATCCTTACTATGATAGTGATAACTCTATCGCTGGTCTTAAAGTTCGCAATGTAGCAGACAAGCAATTCTCTATTCAAGGAGACTGGAAAGCCACTACGCTATTCGGACAGAATAAGTTTGCTAAGGGTGGTCGTAACGTTACCATTCACGAAGGCGAATTAGACGCTCTAGCAGGTTTTCAGATGGCAGGTAGTAAGTATCCCCATGTCTCTGTTAAAAATGGAGCCAGTGCTGCTTTAAAGGACTGCAAGGCACAGTATGAATGGCTTGATAGCTTTGAGACAATCTACTTATCATTTGACAGTGACGAAGCAGGTCGAAAAGCAGTCAACGAAGTTGCTGAATTATTTGGTAGTAAGTGCAAAATCATTAAACACTTAACAGGGTATAAAGATGCTTGTGACTATCTCAAAGGTGGTAAGAGTGCAGAATACGTTAACTTATGGTGGTCGGCAGAACAATGGACACCTGACGGGATCATCGCAGGGTCGTCACTCTGGGACGAAGTCACAAAGCCAGTCGAGCAATCACTTGCATCATACCCTTGGGACGGAGTCAACGAACTCACTTATGGAATTAGACCTGCTGAACTCATCACAGTCACTGCTGGATCAGGTCTTGGCAAATCACAATTCCTTCGAGAAATTCTTTGGCACTTGCTTAAGACAACAGACGGACGAATAGGTTGTATGTTTATGGAGGAGTCGGTTAGCAAAACTGCTAAATCCATTATGTCTCTATATGCTAACAAGCCACTACACTTACCGAGTACGCAGGTCTCACACGAGGAGTTAAAAGATGCATTCGACAACACTTTGGCTACTGATCGCTTATTCTTTTGGGATAACTTTGGTAGCACTGACATTGATAATGTCATTAATCGCATTCGTTACTTCGCTAAGGCATCGGATTGCAAGTATGTATTTCTTGATCACATTAGTATGGTTGTTAGTGCTCAGTCAAATGGTGATGAGCGTAAGTCGATTGATGAGTTAATGACTAAGTTGCGTATGCTTGTCCAAGAGACTGGTATCTGTTTAATTGCAGTATCGCACTTGAAGCGTCCAGAGTCCAAAGGACACGAGGAAGGTGCTGCAACGTCCTTATCACAACTTCGTGGCTCTGGAAGTATTGCTCAGCTATCTGACATCGTTATCGGACTGGTTCGTAACGCACAAGCAGAAGATCCGATAGAGCGTAACACAACACGTGTGAGCATACTTAAGAATCGCTTTGCAGGACTCACTAGCCCACATTGTGCAAGCTTGCTCTACAATCGTGATACAGGTCGTATGCTTGAGATTAAGGACGTGCTATGACATTCTTTAAAATAACTTTTGCTTGTTTATTGGCTATCGGTATTTATAACTTAGCTGATACTGCTATGACAATGTATTTACAAATCGGTCCAGTTTATTCTTGTAGTGATAAACAACAAAATCCTCCTGATGTACAAAAACATTGTGAGAGATTGACTAGAGGACAATGGTGGCATCAATGAGTTTTGATATTATTACTAAAGATGGAATGAGAGTTACTCAATGGTTTAGCTCAGTAGATGAGCTTCTGAAGTCGATGTTAAATAACCCTAAAGATAGATATTGGAGGAATAAATGAAAGTAGAAGATTTAATTGAAGCACTAGATCAACGTTATGGTAATCCATATGCTTCTAAAGAAAACGAATTGATTCAAAAAGCTATTAAACAATTAAAAGATTTTAACGAAATGTTTTACGCACCAATTGTTACTAAAGGAGATCAAGATGAAAACTGTAATGGTAAGTAGTTTATTATTTGTAGCTACACTTTGTAGTGCTCAGACGACAACGTACGATAACAGCCCTTATAACTATAAGAACAGTCCGTACAACTATGAGAACTCACAATATAACTACAAAAATAGTCCGTACAACTATAGCAATAGTTCAGTAAATCCTTATGCACCTAACGCAGTATTTGATGCACAAGGTAATCGCATTGGGTATAAAACTGAATCAAATCAAGGTACTACGAACTATTATAGCAACGATGGAACACGTAGAGGATA